TGTGCCTTTAGCTAATTTATTTGGTGTTTGAGAATATGTAGATCTATCTATTTTAGTTAATGCAATATCTTGTGGTGCTGCTGCATCAGAATTATTTCTGTAATAAGCTTCTAAAACTGTGTCTAAATCTTCTGGAAAATTTTCTGAATCAGATGCAAAATTATATTCTGCTTGTCCTTCTACTAATGGCACTTTTGCAAGTTTAACTTTCCATAAATGAACACCTCTATTAGCCCATTCTTGAAACATTATGTTTAAAGATCTTCTTGCAGATCTTAAAAGATAACCAGTTCTAGCACCTTTAACACCAGTTCGTTCAAAGGCTTCTTCTATAATATCATCTATTTGTGGATTAAATTCAGATACTTCAGATGTTGGTGAAATGGTTTGAGCAGTATTACCCATCCCACTATGATTAGTACAATAATAAAATAATAAAGGTGCTCCTGTAGTTCTTACTGGTGCAACGTTAAAAGTTGTTTGTGCCCCTGAACTTCCTGGTGTACCTGTAGATGTAACACCAGATGTGTAAGAGGCTGTAGGATCGTTGTTTGGATTTCGAGAAAACGCAATTTGATGAACACCACCAACTGCATTACTAGAATCTGATTGATCAAATATATAAGTATTGCCTTCTTGTAAATACAAGACAGGGGCTAATTCACCGTTAATATAAAATCTATTACCAGTTCCGTATTGCGTAGTACCCGATGCTACGGTTACTTTGTAAGTTATTGTAGCCACAATTTTACTCCTACGTAAATGTTATAGTAACACTAGGTGTAGTTGTTAAATCTAAATAAATTCCTTCTTCAAATAAAATTCCAGAACCAGGAACATAAAAGTTTATTCCTTCATCTCCAAAATCAAATGTAGCTATTGTAGTTCCAGACGAACCACCACTTTTAAAAATAATTTTAGATCCAGAAGCGCCTTCTGCTTGGATGCCTGTTAACCTAGCTCTTTGAGTTGTAGGAACCATTTGTGCATCGCCTGTAGCGGTAGCTACCTGTTGATCACTTGAGTATGATGCCATTGTTTCTCCTTAAATTTATGTGTGGGCCGGAGCCCACACTAAGTTATTTATTACTCAGTATCTGAAGAACTTGAAATTCCAAATACTTTTACTTTGATAACTGTATCACTTCCAGGGTCACCTGATAGTGTAACAATTAAACCAGCTGGTGCTGCTGTAGCTGCTGCTGTACCTCCTGCAAGAGCCACTAAACCATCTGTACCATTACAAGAAAAATGACCTTTGAATCCAGCAGAGTTTGCTGCAACGTTAATGCCATCTAAATAACCATCTGTATCACCAGTAACACCTAAATCTGCAATGTTAACTGCATTTGAAGATGCTGTTGTAACAACAACAACTGCTGAAATAGCAATAAAGTTTGTAGGTAAAGTATCAGTAGTAGTTCCAGTAGTTGCACCATTTGCAACTGTTAAACTTTTTTCAATTACTTCTAAACCAATATCAGTAATTTGTTCACCAACACTATTTTTGTTAATTAAATCAAAACCGTTTTCTGATCGAACCGGTCCTGAAAATGTAGTATTTGCCATAATTATATCCTCCTAGTTTTTCCGAATACTGTCTCTAGGCCGTCGACTATACTCGTCAGTATTCTAATTAATTGTATAGTGTGTCTTTTATACATCACATTTAATTAGAGCGCAAGAGGGCTATGGTTTTGTGTTGATTTTGTGTGTAGCGCTTAAGTGGCTACAGAAACTTCAGGTGCAGCGTCATCTATTTTATTTTGCAAATGCTCTTTTTTAGCTTCTGCAAGTTTTATATGGTTTAAAACTTCTCTGACTTTTCTGTCAATCTTAACCATATTGAGAGTATATCTACCCTCTTTAAGATGCTCCTGCTCCCATTTCAGATCTAGACCCCTTTTCTCCTGGTATAGACTTTGTAGATGTTGCATCATCTCCTCCATTTATAACTTCCTCATAAGTTATTCTGTTTACCCTGGAATCGTGCATTTCTCCAAGATATTCCCATTTTATATCACCTTTTCCCAATTTGTCAACTATTGCATTTTCTATGTCTAATGGGCCATCCATACAGGTGATGGTTAGTTCCATTTTATAATTATACGCATAGATTTTGACTAGGAAGTTTTTCATATTCACACCTTACAATAAAAAAAGGGCCGATACAAGATCGGCCCTTTAATATCTGTTTATTATGTTGCGTTAGATCCGAAGATACCTCTAGGGTCAGAGAATCCAAATACGTATCTCTCTCTAGCTTTGTATCTTACGTTTCCAGTATCAAAGTCACCTTCCATTGAAGTTTTGATAGGTGATCTATTGAAATGCTTCAAGCCATTAGGCACATCAGTTTTAATAAAGAATTTCTTCGCAGCAGTTAAGTAGTTGTTTACTACATATCCACCAGAGATCATTCCCATATTTCTGATTGCGTTAATGTCGTTATCAGCAGTACCTGTTCTACCAGCAGAATTCATAAGTCTGTCAGCAGTAAATTGAAGAGCTGAAGGAATTACTAATTTCACTCCTTGCGCCGCAATTTTTAGGCCTCTTTCATCAGTAAACGCCGCGATGTCGATCAACGACTGTTCTAATGAAGTTTCGTTAAGTTCAGCGGGTGTTGCTAACTCATTTGATAATGTACCAGCTAATGTTGGGTGGTCAGTAGCGCAAAGCTCTTTACCATCACCACCAGCGAAGTTTGAATCAAATGCATTGTTAAGTACCGCTGCACCTTTGATGTTCTTAGTAGACGCCATAGATCTTGCTAACGCTTTTGTATATCTAGACGCAAGTCTGTCATACAAGTTATCTTCGATAGCTTCTTCTGTTATAGCGAATGCTAATGCAATCGTTTCGTTAGTGTAACGAGCTGTGAAAGTTTCTTGCGCTTGGTCAAACTGAACGCCTTGGCCTTCAGGTTTAACTGCTGCGTTTGCGAAACCAGCTAACATTACTTCCTCTTCGAAAGCTCTGTCTGATGTTTCAGTGTCAAAAACGTCTGCCCACTGCTCGCCATATTGTTTATACTCTAGTCCAAATAGTGCATTTAGACCAGGCTCTAGTTCTTTAACTAGTTGTGCTCTTGATATTGCCATAGTTATATACTCCTATTTAGCTATTAGTTAGACACACACGATGCAGGGAACATTTGAACTATTACGTTCGAATTTGCTGCTGTGTTGTCATTGTTTGCCGGATCGTTTGCCGTTCTAACGATTCTAAAAGCACCTGCTGTACCTGAAGATGCAATATTTAGTTTAACTAAAGATTGTCCATCTTGTTGGTCAGTTCCTGCTGTGCCTGTAGCCCCTGCAGTAGAATTAAAAGTAGTCACTGAAAGAAGCATTGCTTGTGTTACCGCAGCATCTGCTTTTACAGTATATTCTTGCATAGGGTTATCGTTGACGAAACCGATACCGTCTGTTGAACCAGTATTATAATCTCTTGCGAAATCAGTACCAGCCAACACGTGGTTTGCGAAAGTTGGTTTCTTCGTAGAACTATTTATGTAAAAAGCTCCGTTGAAAACACCAATTATCTTTTGGATGTTACTTGTTGTATTTGCCCAACCTGTTCCTCCTGTAATACCGTCGTCCATTGTAGCGGCAGTAATATCTTGAAGGTATCCGTCATCACCAGCAGTATGTTGTGGTGAAACCGGATCATTTTGGAAAATCCCAACAGCTAATCCAGGTTTGATTTTGTACTCAGCTTGACCGCCTGTAGCAGGTGTAGAACCCATTGTAGGGGCTTGTCTGAATCCAAAACCTTGTGTTTGGTTTGCCATAGTTGTTTCCTTTTAAGTTATTCGTTGGATAGGAATTGCTAATAAATTAACTTTTCTTTGTACCACCGAAGGTTACACGTGTATTCGATTCATTAGTGAATCTCATACTTGGGTGCTGTTCCTTCATAAGATTGTTCTCTACTGCTTCTTCTTTGTCACGAGTTTGTTTTTTATAATACTCGTCAATCTGAAGCGCAATCTCCTCTGGTATCCTTGCCAGCAAAAGGCCTCCCACTCCGATAACTCCAGCGTATCTGCCTTCGTGCATCGTTGGATATTGAGAGTCAGGGTATTCATCACCTCTGACTAGTTCCCATCCTTCTCTTAAAGATGACGCTACATTTTTCGCATCACTTTGTCCGAGAATTTCGGCTCTTATCCACTGATGTCTAAATCCAGTCGGCGCTGGTGGTGCATCAAGTGAGTTGGGTGGAGTCCAAACTTTTTTAAGTTCTTCTTTAACTCTAGTTTGACTCGCACGTGAAGTTTTTATTTTATCGTTTTCCATATTACGCTCCTTCCGTGATATTTAATTGTCTTGCGTATTCTTCTAGTGGCACACCTAATCTTTTAGCGATTGCTACCTGTGAAGGTGTGAGCTTGACAGTTTTGCGTCCTTTACTTGTTGAGGCTGAACGTTTAGCCGAAGCTACATTTTGAGCAGGTTTTGCTCTTTCTGTAGTAGTATCCTCTACTTTATCAAATTTGTGCGGAAATTCAAGTCTTATTCTTTTATCAACTTCTGCATAATATTCGTCAGTTTTAGGATCAAACCCTTCTTCTTCTACAAGCTTTTTATGTAAATCAAAAGCCGTATAAGTCATTGCTGAATCATTACCAAACCAAGGATTTTTAATAGCCCACTCTTCTGCTTTAGGGTCAGTTGCAGGCTGTTGGGTCCTTTGAGGTGTAATATTTACATCTTTAACTTGTTCCGGTTTAGTTTCTTCTGCAACTTTCATTGCATTAAGTCTTGCACCATCCATTGTTAAATTTGCAATTTGCTCTTGGGCTGCGATTTGCGCTTCAACATTTTGAGATTCAATTGCATTTTTTAAAGCTAACTTAGCTGCAGCCATATTAGTTTTAACTCTACTTTCAAATTCAGAAACATAAGATTTATCTAATTTAGATAATCTTCCTTCCATTTCAGATTTTGATTTATTAGCTGCTTCTGCAAATGCAATAGCTTCTTCTTTTTGTCTTTCAGCTTCTCGCATTTTACGAGTTAATTTAGCGATACGTTTTTGAACGCCTTCACTATATTCTTTTAACTCATCTTTATCTTCTTTTTTTTCTACTTTAGTTTCACGCTCGTTTTCATAAGTTTTATCTTCTGATGGAGCTTCTACTTTTTCGACTTCAATC